GTGTTGATCTGCTCGCGAAATTGTTCACTCATGGTTTTTTTGCACCAAAAATGTCTTTCAACGGCGTGCGGCTATTGTCTTTTGCTTGCTGAGACGGAGATTTACCTTCCCCGAGAGCTTGCGGCATGGGCGCAGTCGGGGTGTAGTATTTAAATACGTCAGCAGCAGCGGGGTCGTTTTTCATCGTATCCATCAACGTCTGATGGTTAGACCTCAACCGGCCAGCCAAACGCTGCGATACGTTAACAACGGTTTGAAGTTCTGCGATAGTCATATCAGCAATATCGCCAGACCGCGCGCGCTCCAACAGTTTGGTTTCCGCGTCTGTGATCTGACCTTGGCCTTTCAATTCAGCGCGGCTTTGCAAAGTCAGGTCAGCCATACCTTGAATAGCGGTACGGGTGGCGATCAACTTTTCTTTATCCCCAACACCGGCTAATTCAAGAACTTGAGCAAACTTAGTACGTATGCCCGCGCCCGGACCGGCAATCACGTTGCCGGTATTAAGAGCTTCTCGTACAGTATTTGCGGTGTTCATAATGTCCGCAGCGCCTTCGGCTTTTACCAAAGACGCTTCGGCGCGTTTTCCAACAGGTTCAGCCAAACTTTTTCCGGCGGGCGTGTTAGTCGCGTTGACGCTTATGTTTGTACCTTTAATTTTTTGCAGTTTTTCGTAATCTGCTTTTTCAGACGGCGACATTAACTGGTACGCTTTAAGTTCCCGCACGCTCATTGGGGGGGTTTCTGGCGCTGCTGGCGTCATCATAGACGCGTCGCCGCCCATCAACAATCGTCCTGGTTCGTATGCGTTAATTTTCCCAAACGAATTAAAATAATCGCGCGCTTCTTTGGCTTGAGGTGCAAATTTTGGGTCCCGCAACGCTTGCATTTCCCAATGGCGCGCCCTTTGCGCCGCCGATTGTCTTTCCGCGTCAAGTTGTTGTCTAAATTGATCTGGAACCAGCGCGTTTGTAGCCCCCGGTTGCGGAGCAAGATTATTTACTGGCGCGGGTTGCCCGTCAGGGCCTCCCAAATTACCAACTTGAACTTTGCCGGGATGCGCTCTAATGTAACTTTCTTGAGCATCATACAAGTCAAGGTCTTGCTTTAGCCGCGCGCCTACATCTCGTACAATTTTGTTTGGGTGCGTTTGCAGCCCTGCAATCATGCCTCTAGCGTTACCTATATCTTCGTTAGATTTAAGTTCTGAAGTTACTTGGTTAAGAATTGTTTTCGCTTCTTCTTTGTCAGCCAACTCTAGTTCGCGAGCTTGCTGGTTCAGGCGAGCGGTTTCTTGATTTGCTTGAGAAGATCTGATCTGCTCAACCGTAGCCATACGGGCCAGTTGATCAGGCATTTCAATGCCCGCAGGAGCGCGAAGGAGGTTAGTATTAAGCGGCATATCAAGGCCTCCTGTTCAACGCGGCAATAAGGGCGTTGTCGCTTTCGTTTCTCAAGTACTGACTTGCCCCGCGAGCAAGCGCGTCGGTTGCGTTCATGTACGCAGACGCGCCGATATTGCCCCTGTTTCCTAAAGTTTCTGCTTGATTAGCGCCGTAATTGCCAGTTGTGGTGGTTAAGTTATTAGTAGCGCCTTGACCGTATCCCGCCAACGTTTGTAGCGGGCCGAGTTTCATGTTGTAATCGTTGTTGTACCGATTGTAGGCGTTCTGATATTCCTGCGACGCCAGACCTTGTGCAAACCGTTCCGTTGCTTTTAAAGTGCCGCCAGACAACAACCCACCGCGAGCGGCGGCGGTGTTGTTTAGACCTTTGATGCCTTCGGACAGCCGGAAAGCGTAGCCCGGATCGGCTTGAAATTTGTCCGCCGAAAAAGGCGTGAACTGCATATCAGGTGAGCGCAACTTGTTGAGCGCCTCTATTCCTGCGGCCCGCCAAGGCTCTTGGAGTGCTTTTTGCTCTTGAAAAATTCTGTAGTTTGAATCACTTATTGCTTGGTTGGCGTTGGACATAGACCGAGCGGCCCCTGCCGACCCAACCGCGCCTAACAAAGCACTACCCGCAGTTAACGCGGTGCTGGCAGAAATGCCCGATGGAAGATATGACATTAGCCCTGTCGCTTCTGCACCTACAGGAAGCCCCGCTCCGCCCGTTAAAGGAAAAGCAGCGGATGCCACATCTCCACCTAAAGTCATACTTCCTGCGCCTGTACCAAGATAATTTGTAGGCAGGGCGCTAAGTGCCTCACCCCCTGCTAAAGCATTGGTTGCGCCAGCAGTCCCAGCAAGTTCGCCACTGGTAAGTGCAGCGTTAATCGCTGCTTCACCACCCGCGACTTCAGCAGTCGCTACAGACGCGCCAGTAGCCGGGTTAAAAAACGCGCCGATCTCAGGGGCAAAATAGTAACCACCGGCCAAAAGCGCGGGAAGAGTCCAGCCGCCGGGAAGTTTTTCACGGACGGTATCGTCTAAATCGGCAAGCGAATCACTTATTTTTTTGTATATTTTTTCATAAAACTTTGCCATTATGTAATCTCCCGCCCGTTAGACCGGATGTTGATCGCTGATGCTGTCCCCGCAATTGTGCTGATAAACCCGCCAGGGCCTAGCGCCGAACCAGTGATTTCTGGAAACGTATACGTTTCTGATGGTTGCAGCGTTTTGGCTTTGACGATCAAGTTTTGATTGCCAGCAGAGTCTGCTACTGTGACCAAGTTGACGCTAATCGTTGCCGCTGACGCGCTGAAATTGGTCGCGGTAAATTTATCAATTAGCGTGGTGACGCCGACGGCAGTGTACTGAGTCGTTTGGCTTGACTCAGCCAGTTTTGCTGGGATCAATACTTTTACGGTAACAGTCATGGTTGTGCTGCCTTATACGCCAAAATTGACGCGTCGTAGTTATCGCCAATCTGAGCCTTTAGAACGTCCCGAATCCTGATGGTTTTGCTTTGCTCTGCCCTTTCAGTCCTGATCAACGAACGCAGACGGTCGCGGTACTGGTAATCGCTGATCGCTTGAGCGTCATCGTCAGATAGCGAGTGCGGCAGTTCGTCAATTTTGACGCCCTTGAACGCTACCCAATTTTGCGGCCAATCTTCCGACGGCAACGCCAGTAGCATAGCAGAGTAGTTGTCAATGTTCACCTGATACGAGTAGATTTCTACTTCGCGGTAGTAGGCGTTCATGACTGCGGAAGCTAGTTTTTCGTCGTTAGTAATCATCTTTATTTGTTAGAAAAGGACACACAGTTGGGGGTACTTGCGCTAGAAGAGGGGTTTGCGTACTGCGTCCCAAATCCTGCGCTCCAAGGCCAAGCATTTATAGGAGTGCCGTTTTTGGCGATGACATTTCCGGTGCTTGACCAGTTTACGGTAGATGCGCTAGTTGAAGTAGGGCTAAAAATTCTAGATCCAAACCCAGAACTCCAAGGATACACAAAAATAGGCGTCGTAGAACCAGTCCCAACTACCAAGTAAGTCCCATCTTGGTTGAATTCTAGGGAGTTTTTTTGAACCCCATCCAAAATTGGGCTGGCGTATCTTGAGCCAAATCCAGAACTGCTAACCGCATAAGCAGTAATGTATGGGTCAAGTGCCGTACCAAGCGCCAAATCATTTGTTACTTTGTTAAACGAAATTCTTTGACGCGCAGTATTGCCGACAAACCCAGTTGAGGGATTAGAATACGCAGTCCCAAACCCAGAGGCCGATGACCAAGGATATAACCTAACAGAAGGAGTTGTAGCAAAATTAAACGCAACTAAACTGTTATCCCCGTTAAGCGAAACGCCGCCCACACCTCCCCCAGTGTTAATTATTGCGGTGCCGTTGGCGTATTTAGTTCCAAAACCAGAAGCGGAACTCCACGCCCACGCTTGCGGATACGATATTGGCGGCTGGTTAGAAGTAATAATTGCGTCTACAGCGTCTGTCCAAGTAAATCCTCCCGGCGTACCAGTCGGGCTTAAAAGACTAGATGGGTTAGCATATCGAGTTCCGTACCCAGACGCTGACCAGGGCCAAACGTATAAATAAGGGGACACAGAAAACGATACAGAAATTGCAGAGTTGTTTTTTGTAAATGAAATTTGTTGTATGGTGACCGAAGCTATTGCTGCTGGGTTGCTGTAAACCGTCCCAAACCCAGAGAGTGAAGTCCAAGGAAAAACGCCAACCGTTGCTCCCGCAGACGCAGATCCTGAATACGCAATGTACTCAGATGGGGTAGGCGGCGGCGTACTTCCCGACCCATAGTTAAGCATTCCAAGAAAGCCGCTCATCCCACACCTACGCCAAAAACGTACCAAGTGTCGGTTGCGACTTTGATCATAGTAGCAACGCCATTTGAAGCAACTGATCGGTCGCCTGCGGATGCGGAGTTTGCGAGTTTTAAAGTAACTCCAGATCCGGCTTGAATGATTAGCGAGGTTGCGTTGCTGATGACGCTGATAACCGTACCAATATCAAACGGCACACTGCTGTTTGGCGGCACGGTAACATTGCCGGTCAAGTAAAGGTGCTTGGCGCTATCTGACAAAACCAACGTTCCGCTGGCGTTGCTTGACTGCGGCATGATACGAAAACCGAATTCGTATAAATTGCCAGCAATGTCGTTGACCGTTGACCCGCTAGCTAGACCCGTGATGGTCTTGTTAGACAACGTTTGTGTGCCGGTCAACGTCACAACCGTATTGTCAATAGCGATTGTTCCAGACGTTGTAATTGGACCGCCAGTTAAACCAGTTCCGGTATTGACTTGGACAACAGTTCCCCCTGTTGATCCGTTGCTGGCAAAAGTAAGTTGCCCTTGAGCATTAACGGTAATATTGGCTGAAGTATAAGTACCGGCAGCAACTCCAGTATTTGCTATTAAAACAGTTCCGGTTGTTGTAATTGGGCCTCCGGTTAAGCCAGTACCAGTATTAACTTGCGTAACACTTCCAGACGGTCCGTTGCTGGCGGCGGTTAGTTGACCTTGAGCGTTGACGGTAATATTAGCCGCCGTATAATTACCCGGAGTAACCGTAGTATTTGATATTGCAATTGTGCCAGTTGTAACAATTGGCCCACCGTTTAGCCCCGTACCCGTATTGACTTGCGTAACGCCGTTGGTTGGGATTGGTTGACCAATCGGCCCCAAAGACAAGTCATTTAGCTGAGCGTAAATGTCTTGGTTAACTGGTTGACCAATTGAAAAATCGTTGGCGTTTTGGGTAGACGGTTGGGGAAGTGGAACGTAGTTTAAGTATTCAATTGCCGTATCGTTTGAACCGGAACCGGTCAACGTAAACAGGTTTAGGAAAAATCGATACCATTCTCTTGACATCAACCCCGTGCGTTGGTCAATAAAATCAACCCGAGGCGCGGGGATCTGAGTGATGTTATTGATGACTGGCATTAGGAAGAAGTCCCGCTTAGGTGCAGTTCAGCCCCCATGATGGCAATTTTAACTGGGTCCGTTCCAGACAATTCGTATACCCGATCACGCAATTTGAGCGTCATGCCCAAACGCCGCCAAAACACACGTTGCTGGTAGACGCCAATCTTGCCCAACATTGCCCAATGCTCGTTAGACCAAGTGTGACCGCCATCATCAGACCATCGCAGCATTACTTGCGGGTCAGATCCGACCGTGGGTTCGCCTTCAGCTACCGTTAACAAGAAATCGCCGCTTTCGGTTGTAATAAACAAACCGGATTCTGTCAACAAATACGTTGGATCTGTACCGCCGCTGTTATTGATACCAACACCGCTTTGACAATCTAGCTGTAGGCTATGGTGTGCTGTACGAGTTAGGTTATTCTGCCCCGTAGGCAACGCCCGCCAAGAGCGCAGCCATTTTTGAGAGCTACCGTTGTCAGCATAAATGTCTAGATCAAAAGCGTATATGTTGCCGTTGGAAAAGTCGCCAACAACAATCTCGCTATTGAACGCCATCTGACAATTGCTGCGATGCCGCAAGAATAAGCCGTTAGAGAACGCTGCCCGCTCATGCCACGCTTGTGTGGATACGTCGTACACCCAAGTGGCGTTGGCCGATGGAAACGTCAGTACATAAAAAGCATGACCTTCTTGTTGATATGTGTAGCCGATTGCATCGCTGATGTTGCCGTACTGAGCAATCGCGTATTCAATTGCGTGGGTGCTGATTCGCTGGCCGGTGTAGCCGTTGGCGCGATAAACGATGCCCTGCCCGCGAGCGTCAGCGCCCAACCAAAACAAACCGTTGTCCAGTTTGGCTACTGAGAATGTTGCAGCGCAACCAATCTCGTTATACGCACCTTGGATGCGTTGCAGCGGGAAATCTGCGTTACCCGAGTCGTACCAAACCTCAACCGAGTTGGTTCCAAACAACCACACTTCGCGGTGGTCAACAATCATGCTGACCAGACCGTCAGGCGATCCTTCCGCGCTGGCAAAATCCAACGCATCAACCGACGTACCTTCCAACAGCGCAGTCACCCAAACTTTTTGGCTGTTAGGTTCAATAAATACAAAATAACCGTCAAGATAACCAACGGTCAAAGCGCCAGGAAAGTCTACGTCTGTGATTTGTACAAATACGTTAGTCAGCGAGTTGTAGATGTAGCTTGGGCCGTTACAAGCAACAAACAATTGCGTACCGTTGTCAGCCATGCTAACCGGCCCAGTGCCGGACACGGTACCCAATAATGTAGAAACGTAGCTGTTAGTAATTTTGTAAAGTTGCGACCCGCTGACAACGTAGCCAACGCCGTTAAACGTCCATAGTCCCCGAATGGGACCAGTGCCAACGGTGGCTAATAGGGTCAGGCCGGGAGCGCGGTTGAGAAACGCGGGTTCTTTGCCGCCCTCTGGCACAATCTCAGGGAAGAGATTGACCATGCGGTTGTCGGCAGCGTTGATGCTCCGAGCAACATATGCCGACCCCAGAATCGGCGTGTGCATTAGTAATTACCCGCGTAGACGTTGAAACGCTGGCGCGTTGCAACGATTGCATAAGGCATCGACATCACATCGTCAGGGTTGTTGATGCGCTTCAAGTTGCGCTTGCTGGTCATGGCAATCCGCTTGACCTGATCCGATGGTTCGACACCAA